AGAATCATTCCGTCTCTAGATGAAGACTAATAAACGATGTGTCCGAAAAAACGATAAAAACGCTTAAAGATGATGAATCAATCAAGAAAAACAAACCAAACGCAGGAAGTGCAACACCAGAAGAGGCAAATACAAGCGGAAGCAATGTACCAGCTGGAACAGTCCAAGATAGCGCAGAATCTGAAGCGAAACTTGTTGTTGCGGCAGCTAAGCCAGTTAGCGAAGGAGCGTCAGCGACAAGCGGCAATGATAATGCGAAAATGAGTAATACTATAACGTATGCGACAGAGAGTAGCGGCGATATCCAATCAATATCTACTATAAGTGACATCCGCAAGATGACTTTTAATGAGCAATTCGATAGCGGTCAAACTGAAATGGTTTTTAGACAAATATTCCAAACCCTAGACTTGAATGCGATTAGAAAGCAAAACTATGCGCCTTTTGTTTATACAGATTCGCCGAAAGGATATCTAACATACAAAGTTTTCATACTTCCAAAATATGCTGATAACACACGCGCGCTAACCGATCCAATCACAGACGCAATAGTATCTGAGACCTTAAATACTTTTAAGTACGGTACCGTCTCTGCTGATATCATTTACAATCAGGAGTTATTCGAAAAGGAATTTGGTTTGTCTTTTAAGCACGATGTACCAGTAGCTGAAGGAGTGTTGACGCCCATGTCGACAGTGTCAGTTCCAAACCATGTTTATGAGATGTTTATGGGTAAGATCATGACATTATTTCATGTTATGGAAGATACGCGCATTGCGATAGCGCAGCCTAAAGCAGAGGTTAATGGTGCTATATCGCCAAGCATTTCTGCACAAATACAGAAGAAGTTCAATGATCCACCAGGCGTCAATCCAGCATTAATGGTCGCAAGTACCAAATTACCGTGGTTAGTGAGAGATCTAGCGGAAATGATGGCGCGAGGCGAATTCAAATATCAATTGGGAGTGATAAATGAGGATAAGGATGAGGTATTGCTTGTTCGTCACAAACTAACCGTTTGCCAAAACATCGATCATTTCGCGGCTACCGTTATTAACGGTAACATATTGGAATTGGAAAGTAATTCAACTACAAATAATGAAAGACGTAATGAAATGTTAGCTCATTGCTCTCTCGGGTCAAATGTGACAGCGCCAGACTTATCAAAATACAGACCAGAATTACGTCCAAATCCTCGTCATGACTTACGAGTTTTATTATTAGCAGCGATTAAACATAAAGGAGTTGAGAGATTGATACTGGAGATTAATACACGATACGTCGAACGTAGCAATGTTATCAGATTGACAACCGATAGGCAATATTATCCAAAAGATATGCCAGCTACGAGTGAAACTCAACTATTAATGAAGGCGGTAATGTCACGTGTTGCTGAAGCCGATGAGACGCTGGTATGGCAGTACATGGCGCGAGAAGTATCTCCGAACTTAAGTCTTAAAAAGATGGAAGAGATTGATGAAGACTTTGGAACGATTACGAGCATAATAGTAATCTATGAGCTTATCATGTTTTGCTGGTTGTTTCCAAACACCTTCGAGTCGATTAAAGGTTCTGTGCAGAATGTGCTTTTACGATTTTTTGCTAAGTGGTATCCAGCGGAATATGAGATATTTATTAATACGTATGGCGTGACATATATCGTTAATGCAGCTGGTGCGGAGGAATATTCAAGGAAGAATGAAACCTGGGAGCAAGAACAGTACGTTACCAATGAGTTCCCAGCATTATTTGGAAACACACAATTTGCTAATTGCCCAACAATTAGAATGATTATGAAAAATTTCAAACCTCAGGGATTCATGCGCCTAGATACGCAAGCTGTCGCCGCTAAAATGCCTCGATTGTCAAGAAATCCAGGTCATTACATACCGCACAAACAGAGCGCGCATAGCATCGTAAACGCCTTTGAGTCCGCACACAGAAATATGGTGCAAGATCTGGTTAGCTGTACACAAGTATATGTTACTAGACAGGGTATTCAAAAAGCTACGCGTGATAGACTCGTTAGCTGGTTCAATCACATGGATAGCAGAGTTGGCAAATTGTCTCCGTCAATTACTAATCACTGGTCTGTGATGTATGCAAGCATGGCTAATCACATGCTAAATTTCACTGAGAACTTCAATGGTGATTATAGTAGATACAAGCCACTTAATTATGCAGTAGTCGGAGTCGGCGGTCATCCAGTTCCATTGCGCGAAGGAATATTTGAGTACAGTGATGGAATTAATTACGTAAACACTCGTATTATTTGGTCTATGCTATGTCAATCGACGACTCCCTTCATGCGTCAACAAGGAGATGGACAAGATAAAGTTCGCGTGCACGAAGATATAGTGTTTCCGAGTGGAGTTGAAAATTACGAGAGTCACCTAGCAGTGATGCAGATGATAAGAAAGATGGTTGTACCGGATGCATTCGTGTCATACATATTGTCTTCAGCATATACAATGCAAGTTCGTAAATATGATATCGCGGAAAATCAAACGGTATCAATCATTACTATTCGCGAGTTCCAAGAAAGAATGAAAGAGAGATTGGTGGTTCATGACCTTCCCAATCCTTTAGAAGTTGCGGCTAACACAACAGCTGAGCAGATAGCTGAATATCTCAATGGTCCACTTCGTGTGATTCGCGTCCCACCTGGTAGGATTTTATTGACCGCTATGGTAACGAACATCCTCGCGAGAAATGCGCTGATTATTTTAGACAATTTTGACAATGTGAGACAAAGTTTTGTGAATCAACCTCCATACAACGTCGATAATGACGATTATGCTATTGAGTATCAATCATTGAACGCGTACGTAACGATGAGATTGAGAGCTATAGACCCGAATCTTCGTTTACTGAACAGCTATTTGCCACCACTTTCACAATCGCAGGTCCGCAATATGATGGAGTACGTATCACAACGACTTGGTCAGTCTACGGGTGACTTCAACAAACTTCTATTGAAGCATTTAGGCGAAATGAAGAGGGATAGCCGTTTTATAGATATGCAATTGCGACGACTGAATTTCGATAAAGCTGTCCAGCGGTTCGATCGCGCTATTGACCCTGATGCATTCCAGGATAGTGAATTTTTCTTAACTGATGGACAGTATCGTAGGCTGCAGATAGCGCTAAAGATGTGCTTTAACGATAGATTAGATAACATGCGCACTGGCGTCAGAATATTAGAGAAGGAGATGATAGCATTTGAGCCAGATGAAATTCCGACGATACCGGATGGTTACATCCAGCGGGAATATGCAAGTGATAATTCATTATTCAAATCCCAAAGTGTTAACTACGTCACTAGATATGTGTACGTCACTGAAGATGGTGTAAATGTAGCGCAGTTCAGTGAAAGGCCAAAAGTCCATCTAATTATAAAGGATAGGAGGAAAGTTTTGCCAGAGCATTATGACGCCATATTGGGCGGAATTAAAGTCGCGAAGTGGATAGTGGACGTTGAGGATGTTAAGTATATTAGCCAGATAATACCGCTGAATGTTGAAGCTATAGGGCCATCATATGAAGACATACTTAATCCAACAAGTCATGTTGAAACAGTTCATTTTATCCAATTCCAGGATGGTTTGATGCAACCAGCACGTGATCCGTACGAATTACCTGAAGTTGGTCGAAAGGTAAAAACGATTTTACCATTAACGCAAATATCAAATTCGAGGTCGATGCGAGCTTTGGTCAGGACTGAGAATGGTACGAATATACCTGGAGCGCAATCTCCTCATCCATGTGAGATGGACACGGGAACTCTACTGAATGGCATTTTGTTTTATTCGGATGATACTAATAAACTTGAGCATCAAAATGTTAGTATGACTAACCCGATAATTGAGTATTCTAAGAATATAAAACCAGACGAAGATCTACCGATGAAGATAACTCCCCCACAAGATATATTAAGGATAATACTTTAAAATGTGTTATCATTTAACACATAGTCATCTAGCGTTATTTTAGTTTTATGTTAGGATAGGTTGGATTGGTCCGATTCTCTGTAACGGACGGAGGAAAACGTCAGCT